TCTGCTCCTGTTGCTGCTGCTTCTGCGGTGTTCCTTGTTTATCCTTTCGGTCAAGGTTCCTTCTCTGACGCAATGCCTCTCGGAATCTCGGGTACGTTTAACTACATGCTCGTCTTCCAAGCAGAACATAATATCCTTATGCATCCGTTCCACATGCTTGGGGTTGCTGGGGTATTTGGTGGCTCTCTGTTTAGTGCTATGCACGGAAGTCTGGTTACGTCTTCCCTTGTCCGCGAGACGACAGAGCAAGAGTCTCAGAACTATGGTTACAAGTTCGGACAAGAAGAAGAAACCTACAACATCGTTGCTGCACACGGATACTTCGGACGACTGATTTTCCAATATGCTTCGTTCAACAACTCTCGTTCGCTACACTTTTTCCTTGCTGCTTGGCCTGTTGTCGGTATCTGGTTTACTGCCCTTGGTGTTTCGACAATGGCATTCAACCTCAACGGTTTCAACTTCAACCAGTCCATCATGGATTCTCAAGGTAAAGTGATCAACACTTGGGCAGATGTTCTGAACCGTGCTGGTCTTGGAATGGAAGTGATGCATGAGCGTAATGCCCACAACTTCCCTCTTGACCTTGCTGCTGCTGAAGCAACCCCTGTTGCTCTGACTGCACCTTCTATCGGTTGATATAAAACTGAATAACTGATATGATTTGAGGGTCTTTTGACCCTCTTTTTTATGTCTCATAATAATCAACATCATCCTATGGAACCTTGGATTATCTGGGCAGGTGTAGGTATGATGGGTTTCACAATTATTGTGTTCTTCGTATTCACTCTTTCAGTAATTTATTGGGGATGAGATATAACTAATAATGGTTTATAATAACAACCATGAAAAAAGTAGCTGTATTTGGGTCTGCAAGAACTAGTTCAGATTCTGGACTTTATAAAGCAGTAGAAAAACTTGGTAGAAATATTGCAGCAGAAGGATGGATAGTAGTTACTGGAGGTGGTCCAGGGACTATGGAAGCAGCAAACAAAGGAGCAATGAGTGTTTGTACTGGAAATTCATTGTGCTCTGTTGCTGAAGCAATTTATCTACCATTTGAAGATGATGTGAATCCTTATGTTCAAGAATATGAAAAGCATCAGACATTTTATTCAAGGTTAAAAACTTTTGCTGATTGTGATGCTTTTATCGTAACTCCTGGTGGTATTGGAACTCTTCTTGAGATGGCAATGATTTATCAATTAGTCCAGGTAAATCATATTGATAGAAAACCAATCATTTGTGTTGGTAGAATGTGGAGAACTTTAAAGAATTGGATTGAAGATGAAATGCTAGACAATGGATTTTTGAGGAATGATGAGATGAAGTTGATTCATTATGTCGATAGATTTTCAGAAGCTACGCACTTACTTAAGGGTTTGCTAGATCAGTGAAAATACCTATTGATTTGATTTGTAAAGAAGTGTAAACTAAATAGGTCAATATTATGAGAAACCTCATGATTGGTAATTTAGAACCAGAAGAAAACGTTCTTCCAAAAACTTTTACTCAGACTTCAGATGAGTTATATGAGAGACATGATTACCGATTGGTATATCAAAATGGATTGAAAAAAGTTTTTGATAATTATCAAGACTTGTTTCAAGTGTGGTATTCTTCTCGAAAAGAAACTCTTTCTCATGTAGAAGTTCTTGATAAAAAAACAAAAAAAGAAAAAAATAAGAAAGGATTTAACTAATGGTATCTTCAACACTTTCACAACCTATTCAACAAAGAGGATGGTTCGATGTACTCGATGACTGGCTTAAGAGAGACCGTTTCGTTTTTGTTGGCTGGTCTGGACTTCTTCTTTTTCCCACTGCTTACCTTGCTCTTCTATGGGTCATTCTCTTCTTCTTCTCTGGGGTCCTGAGGCTCAAGGGGATATCGTCAGGTGGTTCCAACTTGGGGGACTCTGGACTTTTGTGGCACTCCACGGGGCCTTTAGTTTGATTGGGTTTATGCTTCGTCAGTTTGAGATTTCACGTCTGGTAGGTATCCGTCCTTATAATGCGATTGCATTCTCTGGTCCTATTGCAGTATTTGTTTCTGTGTTCCTGATGTATCCTCTGGGTCAATCCAGTTGGTTTTTCGCACCTTCCTTTGGTGTGGCAGCAATCTTCAGGTTCCTTCTGTTTCTTCAGGGTTTCCACAACTGGACCCTCAACCCCTTCCATATGATGGGAGTTGCTGGTATCCTAGGTGGTGCTCTGCTCTGTGCAATTCACGGAGCAACAGTAGAAAATACACTTTATGAAGACAGTGATCAATCAAACACGTTCAAAGCATTTGAACCGACACAAGAAGAAGAGACTTATTCGATGGTTACAGCAAATCGTTTCTGGTCTCAAATCTTTGGTATTGCTTTTAGTAATAAGCGTTGGTTACATTTTTTCATGCTTTTTGTTCCTGTTATGGGTCTTTGGACTTCGAGTATTGGTATTATTGGTCTTGCTCTCAATCTTCGTGCTTATGATTTTGTAAGTCAGGAAATTCGTGCAGCAGAAGACCCTGAGTTTGAAACCTTCTACACGAAAAACATTCTTCTAAATGAAGGACTTCGTGCTTGGATGGCACCTGTAGACCAACCTCATGAGAACTTTGTGTTCCCAGAGGAAGTATTGCCCCGAGGCAACGCACTGTAAACTACTCAACATGGGGGTGATATCACCCCCCTTTAAGTAATGATAACAACAGAAACTCCATACAAAATCGCAGAAATTATTCGAGACACTTGGCCTCAACTTTATAGACCAAGTAAAAAAAAAATTCTAATGAAATAGACGAAAGAGAAAATGAACAAATACAAGAGTGAAGATTATTTTTCAGTCATTGAAATTAAAACTGGAAGAAAAATTTGTGATTGTGCTACTGAGGTGGATGCTCTTATGATGGTATCCTTTGATTCGAATAATAGAACTATTACAAAAAATAACTTTATAATGGGACAAGTGATAGATATTGAAATTCCAAAATCACTTCCAACAAATGAAATAGCAATCAATACAGAACCTTATAAGCAACATCAGGAAGAATGGATGGTTGAAAAAATCAATCAATTATCTCAAATTAAACTTCCAGAGGGTCAAGGAAAACCTGTTAGGGTATGAATTATCGAAAAAGAAAACAAGCAGAGAATCAAAAAAAGAAAAGGATGTATACACCTGAAGGGTATATAAATGATCCCCCAGATGCAAAATGTCCTTACTGTGGGAAAAAACAAAAATCTTGTTCTCATGTGAATAGTCTAAGTCGTGCTTGGGCAAGAGATGCTTGCTCGAAGAAAAATAAAAACACTAAAGAAAATATATAACTTATAATAAGTTTTAATTGTATGGCAAAACATCCTCTAATTGAAGATGGTTATTTCCAAGATCCACCAGGTTCAAAATGTCCCTACTGTGGAGAGTCGGGGAAAATATGCTCATATATTAATAACATAAATCGTGCTTGGGGAAGAACCATTTGCGAAAAGAAAAATAAAGGAATAAAAAACTAATATATAATTATGTGTTAAATGTTTTTATGAATAGTAAAAACTTCCCAGTAAATGCCCCTTACACTTTGGTGTTTGGGGCATTTGTTGTATAATAATATGAATGTATATTTTAATATGGAAAGAGATTTTAAAATTTTTAAGTCTGATATAAATGACTTCATTGGTGTATTTGATACTGATTTTGATTGTAGTGAATTTATTGAATATTTTAAGTTTTTGAAAGCAACAAATCAGACTCTTAAAAGAGACTATGAATCAAGAAAAAACAATGTTTTAGATGAAGTCGTGTTCGTTGGAACAGAATCTTATAGAGTCAATACTGATCTTGCAATATTAAAGAGATATAATGATTTAATTAATTTTTGCTTGGTTGAATATGCCAAACAGTATCAAGTTTTATTTGATATCAATGCCATTCAATATACTGTTAATATACAAAGAACAGAAAAATCTCAGGGATTTCATAAGTTTCATTTTGAAAAAGCAAACAATGTCCTTTCTTATACTAGACATTTAACAACAATGGTTTACTTAAATGATGTGTTAGATGGGGGAGAAACTGAATTTTTATATCAAAGTAGAAGAATAAAGCCAAGAGCAGGAAGAGTTGTTATCTTTCCAGTCCAATGGACACATACACATCGAGGCAATCCTCCTTTATCTGGTGAAAAGTATATTGCTACAAGTTGGCTTCATTTAAACGACAGCAACCTACCCGAGTAAGAATTTATGGAAATTTTAAATTCACCACAAGACTTTTTGTATCATTTGCACACTTGTTCACCGAATGAAGCAAAAAAAATGTGGAGGAATTCTATAAAAGAAAAATGGAATAATCAATGTGCTTATTGTGGTTCAAAGGAGAATTTATCAATCGACCACATAGTTCCACAATCTTTAGGTGGTAATGACCATATTACAAATGTTTTATGTGCATGTGTAAAATGTAATAATTCTAAGGGACATGAAAAATGGGATCAATGGTTTTCTAGACAAAACTTCTTTACAGAGGAAAAGCATAATGCTATAATAAGTTGGCAAAGACAACTATTAACCCAGAACTTAAATTTACATAAATACAAACCAAGAAGGAATAAAGTTTTATGAATATACTTGTTTACAGCAGAAGTGGGTGTCCATACTGCGATAAAATTAAATCAGTTTTTGAGCAGAGAAATATTCAGTATACGTTATATGAACTGGATACCGACTTTGTTCGTGATGAATTCTATGAAGAATTTGGTGTCGGTGCTACTTTTCCTCAAGTAGTTTTGGATGGAAATAAGTTGGGCGGATGTACCGATACGGTCAAGTACATGGTAGATAATAAATTAATTTAAATGTGTCCTATAAATAATTCAAATCACCCCGAAATTAATAGGGGTGTTGAGTTACTACTTCGAAAAAGGAGGGAAAAAGAAAGTCCAAAAATTAAACAGAAAACGTTTAGTTTTTGTAAGACAATTTCTCTCCTTAAGAGAGAAATTTTAATAGATTTAAATTTTTCTATAGTTGAAAAACAATAAGTTCTCTCGGAGGAATAACCATGTTAGCAGCAGAACTCACAATCTTTTCTTTAGTTTCTGTTTTATTTTTGTTGGTGGGTGGGGTAATTGGTTGGCTAACAAAACAGCATGTGTATAGTACACAACAAATGCAGGTATATACACACCCAGAAATGTTTGATAACAACGGAAATTTAATTCCAGATGAAATAATTGCAGTACGATTTGAAAATGACCATGACTACGACGAAGACGAAGACGAAGACTGAACCAAAGGTAGTAAAATTACCACCCAAACCATTTGCATTTGAAGTGTTATCTTTGGCATCAAAACAAAGATCTAATGCAAAGAAGGTAGAAATTCTTAAAGAATATGAGCATGATTCATTGAAGGCAATTTTTATTTGGAACTTTGATGAGAGTGTGATTTCTGTACTTCCTCCTGGAGAAGTGCCATATTTTGGTGATAATGATTTTAAAACATCAACAATGTCAGAAAGAATCCAACAGGCAGTCGATGCAATGGGGGAACTAAATTCTGATTCTTTGGGAGCATCAGATCAAAAGCACACTGCTATTAGAACTGAGTACACTAAGTTTTTTAACTTTATTAAAGGTGGAAACGATTCTTTAAGTTCTCTTCGTAGAGAAAATATTTTTATTAACCTTTTAGAAGGTTTACATCCTCTTGAAGCAGAGATAATTTGTCTTTGTAAAGATAAAAAGCTTCAAGAAAAATATAAAATAACAAAAGAAATTGTATCAGAGGCATACCCTGACATTACTTGGGGTGGACGTAGCTAATGAAAATACTTCATCAAGATTGCAGCCCCGAAGTAGCAAATGATAGAAGTTTACCTTATAATACTTACTTGGTTACTTATCAAGATGATGGATTAAAAAAATATGATCTTGTTCTTGCAAATAAAAAAGTAGATATTTTTGACTACTATTGGGATAGATATAGGGAAGATTTAATTACTTTTAAGCAGTCTGAAGGAAGATTAAATCCAAAACTTTGGAATATTCAACCAAAAAGTTCTGAGAAGAAAAAGAAATGAAAGAAAAATTTGAAGATGTTCTTAGGAAAGAATTGAAAAAAGAATTTGAACATCAAATGAATGTACAAATAAACCAATCAGAACTAAAGGACATTATTAAAGAATACAAAAAAATTAAAAAATTTCAAAAGACCCCACTGTATGAAGTGATGCAGATGGATAAAAAGGACAAAAAAGATTTGTAAAATTGTATCAAATTTTACAAAATTCATTGCATATATAGCTTGAATAGGAGTACACTAATCTCCTAACGTTCATCCTATGACTAAAGCACTTTTGCTTTTAGCATGGGTTCCACTTCTTTCTTTTGCATCACAACTTACAGCAACTGAATACCCAGTTACGATTAGTTGTGATGCAGCGTGGGAACTAATGGACATCGTTAAAAACGACGATGTAGTTGTCCAGAGGATAGAAGACCGATTGCTATTAGAACTACGAAAAGACGTAGTTTCCAAGTGCTAAAACCTAATAGGACGGAAGTAAGCCGACTCGGAACGGATCGTTCATCGGGAAACCGACGCAAAAGCCGACTGAAGGAACGCTCTTTAGCCTCAAAATTAAGGAGAAGCCTAATGTCTAAAGTCGTTTATAGAGGGTGTTCATACGACACCGAAGATGCAAAAAAAGAGTATGAAACTTGGTATCTCAAGACTCATGCTCCTGCCCATCCACAAAATACATATCGTGGAGTAGCATACCGTCCATGCAAAAACATGGAGGTGCAGAAATGAATACTTACTTCGTTCGTTATTTAAAGAAAAAGGCAAAGAAGGAGAAACTCCTTCATGATGCACAATTAAATATGGCAAAGCAACCACAAGTTGCATGAAAATATTAAAAGGAGGGTTGATCCCCTCCTTTTTTTGTGGTAAAATCATGTTGGAGGATAATGCTTTATGGATAAAGAGAAACTCAAATTAATTATCCGCAACCTTGAACTATTGGTTGATTCTTTAAAAGCAGAAGTTTATTCTGATACTCAAAGTTATTTGAAAACGGATAAAATAAAACAAACACTTGAATACGATTACGACGAAATTTTTGAGGATGACGATGGTTATGCAGACTAAACCGATTGTTAAATTGATCTCTGTTACTCAAGGTGCAGGAGAACTGGCAGGAAAATCTGCACAAGAAGTGATTACTTATACTGCTCGTGTAAGTAATCCAAATAACCAACTTAAGTTTGATACTGCTGCGGGACTTCTCCGTTATTGCATCAAACAAAATCACTGGTCTATCTTTGAGCAAGCAGATATGACTCTTGAGATTAATACAACTAGAGGACTGGCAGCTCAAGTGCTTCGTCATAGGTCCTTCGTATTTCAAGAATTTTCACAACGGTATGCAGATACAAAACTTCTGACTGAACTTCCTGAAGTTCCTGAACTTCGTAGGCAGGATGAGAAAAACCGTCAGAACTCAACTAACGATCTGGATGAGCACACCCGAGAAAAGTTTGAGGGAATGATTGAGCAGCATTTTGAAGAGGCACAACGTCTCTATGACAAGATGCTTGAGAAGGGTGTGGCAAAGGAATGTGCAAGGTTTGTGCTTCCACTCGCAACCCCAACAAGAATTTACATGAAAGGCTCTGTAAGGTCATGGATCCATTACATTGACCTACGTTCTGCTCACGGCACCCAGAAGGAGCATATGGACATCGCAGAGGCAGCACGGTGCGTCTTTATCTGCCAGTTCCCTGATATTGCAAAAGCACTAGGATGGGAACCAGAGAATTGTCCAGAGTGCTCTGATGCTCCATCTATTACTATAGAATAAATACTAATATCGTGATTTCATAACATATGGCAACATACCCTGTTATTCATAAAGAAACTGGTGAGCAAAAAGAAGTGACAATGAGTGTTCATGAATGGGACCAGTGGAAAAAAGAAAACCCAGATTGGGATAGAGACTGGTCTGACCCATCAACTTGTCCTGGAAGTGGAGAAGTTGGTGAATGGAAAGACAAACTTGCAAAATCAAAACCAGGATGGAATGAAGTTCTAACTAGAGCTTCTAAGATGCCTGGTGCTAGTGTAGGAAAGATCTAATGGCAAGAAAAAGAAGGAATCCCGACCAACCAATCGGAGTTGGTATGACTGCAAAGCAAATGAGAAGGAAGAGACCTCTTAATTCTGATTTGTTAATTGATATTGAACCATTAACTGAAAATCAAAAGAAACTTTTTGACTCATACTCAAAAGGAAAACATTTAGTTGCATATGGTGCTGCGGGAACAGGTAAAACATTTATTACTTTGTACAATGCTTTAAAAGAAGTTTTAAATGAAATTACTCCATATGAGCAAATTTATATTGTTCGATCATTAGTTGCTACAAGAGAAATTGGATTTCTTCCTGGAGACCACGAAGATAAATCTTCACTTTATCAAATTCCTTATAAGAATATGGTAAAGTATATGTTCCAACTTCCAACGGAAACTGATTTTGAGATGCTTTATGGAAATCTAAAGCAGCAAGAAACAGTTAAGTTTTGGAGTACGTCATTTGTTCGTGGAACAACTCTCGACAATTCAATTATTATTGTTGATGAATTCCAGAATATGAACTTCCATGAATTAGATTCTATTATTACTCGTGTTGGTGAAGATTCTAAGATTATGTTTTGTGGTGATGCTTCTCAGTCTGACTTAACAAAATCAAATGAAAGAAATGGTATCAGTGACTTTATGGATATCTTGAGAAAAATGCCATCCTTTGATATAATTGAGTTTGGTATTGATGATATTGTTCGTTCTGGACTTGTTAAAGAATACTTAATTGCAAAAATGGAATCAGGTTTGAATGTCTGAAAAAATTGAAATGATTGAGAGGTTTAAACATATTGATTTAAACCTCCCTAAACTTGAAAGAGAAACAATTGATGGAGTTCGTTATTATAAAATTCCAGATGAGCATGAACTCCTAAAATTTGTTTCTATTACTTCTGTAACTACACATAAAAATCGTCAGTTTTTTGCTGATTGGAGAAAAAAAGTAGGAGAGGAAGAAGCAGATAAGATTACACGACAGGCAACAAGTCGTGGAACTGATATGCATAGTCTTGTTGAAAATTATCTTCTTAACATTCCAGAACTTCCTAGAGTTCAGCCTTTATCTGAAGTTCTGTTTAAAATTTCAAAACCAGAATTAAATAAGATAAATAATATTCATGCCTTAGAAAGTTCACTTTACAGTAAAGTTCTTGGAGTTGCTGGAACTGTAGATTGTATAGCAGAATATAATGGCGAATTAGCAGTTATAGACTTTAAGACTTCTAAAAAACCAAAACCTGTCGAATGGATCGAACATTATTTTGTACAGTGTGCAGCATATGCTTGTATGCTATATGAAATGACTGGTATTTCAGTCAAAAAACTTGTAATTTTAATGGCATGTGAAAACGGAGAGTGCGTTGTCTATGAAGAATATGATAAACAAAAATATATTAAGTTGCTCATCAAATACATTAGAGAATTTGTTAACAGTAAACTTAATTAACATGGAAAATAACATTAAAGATGTAATTAAGGATAAGTTTCTATGTCCGCAAAAGTTTGCTCAAGACATCGAAAATATTGTAAAAATTTCTAAAATTAGTTATATCGACGCAATAGTTACTTATTGCGAAGAAAACTCTATAGAGATTGAAACAGTTCCAAAACTAATTCCCAAACCACTTAAAGAAAAACTTAAGTGTGAGGCAACTAAATTAAACTTCCTCAAAAAAACTAGCAGGGCAACTTTGAACTTCTGAATTGTGACACCCTTTGATGTATATAAAACTTATCTTTCAATAAAAAATCACTTTACGAAAGATAAGTACGATTATTTTAAATATTGTGGAAGGTCCAGAGCAAGTTTAGATTCCTTCCATAAAAGGAAGGATAGGTACTTTTTTGAGAAATTATCTCGTCAAAAGTCAGATGAGGAGATAAAGGCATACTTTGTTGCCAGTTTTATCGAATGCACTGATCCACAATCACTATGGATTGGTGAGATAATTTCCAATGGTGAACGAAATTACGTAGAGTGGGCAAAGAGATATCAAAGTCTTACTTATTTGTTTAAAACAGAAAGTGAGGTTTTTATAAGCAAAGATACCTTAGATTCTTTGTTTGAATGTAAACCAAATCAGCACCCCGAAATATTAAAAAAATACTTTCAAAAAGCAATTACTCTCGAAACAATGGTAATATTGGACTGTATTTTGGGGTATGTTTCTAAGTTTGATAAAAAAATGACGGACCCTGTGTGGGAAACCGTAAGTTTCAAAATAAAAAAATATAGACCATTCCTAAATATTGATGAGTCAAAATTTAAAAAAATTTTAAAGGAGATAGTGTTATGAGTAGATTTTTTGATTCAGATATGGTCAGAAAATCTGTAGTGGAGTTGGAAGAAATTCAACAAAAACTTTTCGAACAAGTTTTACAACTTTCTATCTACGATAATCAAGGAAAAAAAGAACACCTTGATTTGATGAGAGAATTTCTAGAAAAACAAAAACTTTTTATTTTTAGACTATCTCTCTCAGATGACCCAGAAGCAATCGAATTGAAAAATAGAATTATTGATTCTGCCAAAATGTTTGGTTTGGCAGAAAATGGAACAGTGGACGATTTCTTTAAAATTCTTGAGTCTACAATTGAGTCTCTTGAGAAAACCCTTGACGACTGACTCAAATCCTGGTATACTTAATACGTACCAATACGGCACATACTTCTAATACGATTAATACGGAGAATACGAATGTCTTTTGCTGATCTTAAAAAGCAATCCAAAATGGGTTCTCTTACCGAGAAACTCATCAAACAAGTTGAGAAACTCAACGATTCTGGTTCCAAGGATGACGACCGTTTTTGGAAACCTGTTATGGATAAGAGCGGTGTAGGTTCCGCAGTTATCCGT